TTAACATGTTCGTCTTTGTTCATTTTTAGTTTCCTTTCTTCTTCTTTTTGTTCTTTAGTCTACGCTCTCTATATGCATTTGCAATTGCTTGTGCTGCACGAGGATCATAAGTATCTTTTGTTTCTTCTTTTACATAATCAGATCTTTCCATTCCATCTGATATACCAGATGCTTTTCTAAATCTCTGTGCATCGAAGTTGGGATTTGATTTGTAAAAATACATTGCAGCCTTCTTATGCTCTGCTGGTCTTTCTTCTGGACGAAGGTTTGCAATACTCTTTGCAACTTGAATCATGTGCTTTCTGGTTGATCTCTTTGGAACTTTGATACCAACTAAAGTTTCAACATCTTCATTTACTTTTTTAGCAATTGCCTTACCGATTACTTTTCTACGGTTTCGGAGATACTTATCAGTACCATCAACTTTACCGTCATTATTTACATCTGAATCTTCCTTACCTACTGGATCTAATGCTGCTTTCTTTGCTTCATCTAAACGAGCAACTAATTCTTCAATTACTAAAATTAGTGCTTCATTCTCATTTTGAAGTGATTCAATTAATTCATTACTATTTTTTATATTTGACATGGGTATATCTTCCTTTTAGGTTATTTATAAAACCTTTAACTTGTATACATACTGTGCCAAGGATAATGAAGATCTATTATGGATATACTAAAAACCCTAAAAGAAGAACAAAAAGAGTATAAAAATACTCTTTTGGAAGACATTCAAGACCGCGATGGTGCTGCTGTAACGATGTCTCCAGAAGGAAAGAGTCCAGCAGCACAAACACTCTTCCCAACTTCATATTCCAGAGATGCAAAGAAAGTTCTTCTAAAAAGAATTCCAACAACAAGTATGGAAGACTTTTTAATGAAATTGCAATTATTACAAAATATGCAAGCAAAGCAAGAGGCAGAGCAACAACAAACAGAACAGCAACCAGACGAACAACAAGTTGCTGCAAATGAAGAATTTTTGAATAGTGTTCTTACTTTTTTAAGTGAAAAAAAAGTTATCAATATGTTTGGACCAAAAACTTTAAATAGTCTTGCAGCATTATCAGTTGCTGGTGGTATTGGACTTGGTGCAAGAGCATTTGAAAAGAGTATGGACAGTAAAGATAGTCCAATAACAAGTAAAGCACCACTGAGCAGAGCACCAGAAAAACAAACTTTAAAAATAAACAATTTAAAGAAATCAACTGAAAAACCAGCAGAAGCAAAAGAAGAAAAACCGACAGATGTAGTTGGTGATATACTCGTCCCACATTTAAAAGAAATGGAAGGATGGAGAGCAAGAAGATATAAGGATAGTAAAGGACTTCCTACAGTTGGTCACGGAGCATTGATCGATGGAAGTTTTGTTGGTACAATGGAAAAAGTCTTCCCATACCAATCAAAGGAATGGAGACAAAAAGTAGCATCAGGAAATACAGAATTAACTGCTGCTCAAGGGCACGAATTATTAACTCATCAAGCAAAACAAAAGCATGATCAAGTAAGAGATATTATTGGTCACGAAACATTTGATAGTATGCATCCAAATTTAAGAATGCATATTGCATCTGAGCATTTTAGAGGTATGATAAAGAAATCACCAAAGGCACTTGCAATGATTCGTAAAGGTGATTTAAAGGGTGCAAGTAAAGAATATTTGGATGCTGATGATTATAGAGAGAATACCAAAAACAGTATCGGAAAAAGAATGAAAAATCTTTCAGATGCTCTTGCACAACATTCAGAAGGTGTTAAAATACCACAAACGACCGAAAAATAATTAAAAGGAGATTGTTATGAGTAATGAAGTGAGTGGAATTGATTTTGAAACTTTTGTTAAAAACAATCCAATAGTAGAAGCATCTGCACCAGACGCACCTGCTCCTGTTGAAGAAGAAAAGAAACAACCAGTGATTAAGAGTAGAGGAACTGTTGTGGTTCCTGATAAGATTGTTATTCAACCATCTTCTCTCCACAATCAAGGAGTGTTTGCTAAGGTTGATATCTTACAAGACGAGACTGTAGAAATCTGTCCTCTTCTTCAACTTGGTTGGAGAACACAGTACCAAAATGATCCAGTTGCTAAAAAGTATATTTGGTCAAATACTTCATGCAATTGCAATGATTGCAAGATGAATAGTCCAATTGCATATATGCCTCTTGGTTATGGTTCTCTTTATAATCATTCAAATGAACCAAATGTTAAGGTAGAAATTAATTGGGTAGAACAGACCGCATCATTTAAAGCGATCAAGACAATTCTCGTTGGAGAAGAATTGTTAATACAATACGGAAAATAATATGTTAACAAATACACAATACACAATAGATTACTTGAAGGATGGGGTTTATGTTCTTCTTGGCAAGAATCCTCTGAATAATCAGAACATGGTACTTGCAAAAGGAGATTCTCCTAGTAAACTGTTGGAGTATGGGTATCTGGATTTAGGAATTTCCCAACCCATAGACATGTCTGGAACTGTATCAGCAATTATGGAACTTGAAACAATTTCGTCTATGGGTGGGATCAAACTACATGATGAGATGATGAATGTCATTCAAAAACTTATTGATGGTCTTTTAAACAAGAAGTTTGATGAGGAAAATTTTTATGAATAATACTTTTGTAATTTCTGGTGTTAAAAACATTAATGGTTCAAACCCAATTATTGATCTTGTTAAACATCCACTAACAAATGAACACATTGCATGTTTTAGAAACTTCAATAATGAAGAATCTATTGATGGTTATGATTATCACGAGATTCTTTCTATTAGGAATATGCTCACTCAAATTCTAAATGAGATAGATACTAGAGAAGTGATTGATGAAATTAATAATGCTTCAGAGTATGATCCTCATTTAGAAGACGATGGAGCATAAATGCAACATAAAGACAATCAGACATGGGTATTCGAATTAGTAGATGCAGCAGAAGCATGTGTGATTGGTTATGAGAAGTATCTAAAAAATAAGATTACTTCAAAAGATTTGGCTAAGATTATGAAACAACTTCGAAATTTACTTCCAATGGATTTGGAAGGTAAAATCGAAGAAAAGTGAAAGGAAAGTAAAGTGAAGATTGAAGATGATGTAAAACTTGATTTTGCTGATGTTTTAATTCGTCCAAAGCGCAGTAACCTTGATAGTCGTAGCAAGGTTGATGTAGAACGGACATTTAAGTTTAAACTACCAAATGGTGAATTTGTATGGAGAGGTGTTCCTATTGTTGCTGCTAATATGGACACAGTAGGCACATTTGAAATGGCAAACTCTCTTGCAGATTATGGTGCCATGTGTGCTATTCATAAGTATTATTCTGAAGAAGATTGGAGTCGTGAAGCAAGTTCATGGCTACGAAAGCATTCAAGTTCTTGTGGATTAGTTTATACTATGGGAATGGGAAATGACTCTTCAACATTAACAGAAATTCAAAAAGCAGAAAAGATACTAAATGCACATAAGCATATTCGCTTTATTTGTCTTGATGTTGCAAATGGATATACTGAAAAGTTTGTAAATTATGTTCGAACTATTCGTGGTTTATTTCCAGAACATGTTATCATTGCAGGTAATGTTGTTACCCGTGAAATGACCGAAGCATTGATTCTTGCTGGTGCAAACATCATCAAGGCAGGAATTGGACCAGGATCTGTCTGCACCACTCGTAAGGTTGCTGGTGTCGGTTATCCTCAACTCTCCTGCATCATGGAGTGTGCAGATGCAGCACATGGTCTTGGTGGTTATGTACTATCAGACGGTGGTTGTACTTGTCCCGGTGATGTTGCTAAAGCATTTGGTGCAGGTGCAGACTTTGTTATGATTGGTGGTATGTTTGCAGGTACTGATGAAGCAGCAGGAGAGACTACAGAAGAAGGTAAGGAGTTCTATGGTATGTCTTCTGCAACCGCTATGGTGAAGCATTCTGGTGGTGTTGCTACCTATCGTGCAGCAGAAGGTAAGAAGGTATTTGTTAAAGAAGTAGGACCAGTTGCAAATGTAATGCAACAAATTCTTGGTGGTGTTCGTTCTGCTTGCACATATGTTGGTGCAGCAAGACTTAAGGATTTGTCAAAGTGTACTACCTTCATCCGTGTTAATCGTCAGTTGAATAACATATTTCAAGAAAATTGAAATTTGAATATTTGCATTTGACTCCCAAAAAAAATCTTATAAATCTTTACTTTTTTTCTTGCGGAGTCCGATAAAAGTAGTATACTATACAAGTCAGAGAAAAGAACAAGGAAACATACTATGAAGCACTTTGATAATAATATTATGTGGTTACATTAAAAATTACTTTTATTGTTTATGATATATTATTAAAAAAACCTTGTCGGTATGTGGGATAACATATCCGAGCGAGCAGAAATGGTTTACGGGAAACCTTCTGTAGTACCTCGACTAACAAAACCGTTTGACTGGTTGGTTTACGGTTCCTGATACGAAAGTAACGAATGTCTGTACGACAGTAGTAGTTACTGGATACAACCAAAACCGTTTTTATGCCCTCTTAGCTCAGTTGGTAGAGCAGTTGACTTTTAATCAATAGGTCGTAGGTTCAATTCCTACAGGGGGCACTTTAATGGAGAATACTAATGATTGATTATGTAGATGTAATTTATGGTTTAGCATGGGGCGATGAAGGCAAGGGAAAGATTTCCAATGCTCTTGCTCCAAAATATGATTATGTTTGTCGTTGGAACGGTGGACCAAATGCTGGTCACACTGTTTATGTAAATGGACAAAAATTCAAAACTCATATTATTCCATCCGGTATCTTTGCAGGTAAGAAGTGCGTAATTGGACCGGGATGTGTAATCAACACTGATAAATTTTTTGAAGAGATTCGTGGACTTCGTGCAGCAGGATTTGATACTTCTCTTATCAAGATTCATCCAAACGCACATATTATTACTGAAGAACACATTGAGTGGGACAAGAAGAATCTTGGTCACTTAGGAACAACTTCTCAAGGAATTGCTCCTTGCTATTCGGATAAGATGTTGCGTAGAGGTAGGAGAGCAAAGGAATATTTCATTTCAGAGTGGTTGTGGGATGGAGAACTGTCTGGTAGGATTCTTTGCGAAGGAGCACAAAGTGTATGGCTCGATATTGATCATGGTGATTATCCATTCGTTACTAGTAGTTCAACAATGCCATACTCTGCATGTTCTCTTGGTTTCTCTCCAAAGAAAATCCGTAGACTAATTGGTGTTGCAAAAGCATATGACACAAAGAGTGGTACAGATCCACTCTTCCCTGAAACTTTATGGAATGATCCCGTACTGAATCGAATTATTGAGGAGGGTCAAGAATTTGGTTCTACTACGGGTCGTAAACGATTGGTGAATTGGTTGAATCTTGATAAGTTGAAGAAGTCTATCATCTTATCTGGCTGCACTGAACTCATCATAAATAAGTGTGATGTTCTTAAGAAGATTGGAGAATTCAAGGTCATTCATGGAAATGAATACATGAATTGTACGAGTTTTGCTATGATGTCCGCATATATTCAAAACACTTTGATGTATGCAACAAATTCTGATTTGCATGAAATTACTTTCTCGGGTGATAAAGAAAGCATTTGATTCCTTTGTGGTGAAACGGTATCACAGGAGATTTTGGTTCTCTTTTTCCTAGTTCGAATCTAGGCAAAGGAATTATTCTTGAATAGCTCAGTTGGTAGAGCAGTGAGCTGTTAACTCACGGGTCACTGGTTCGAGTCCAGTTTCAAGAGTTTGCCATATTAGCACAGTGGCAGTGCAGTGCTTTTGTAAAGCACAGGTCATCGGTTCGAATCCGATATATGGCTTTATGTTAAATATAAATATTCCACATTTTTATTGTTACATGAGAAAAGAACAGATGTACCAACACAAAGATCATGTTGGTGAATTTGTAAAGGTTACTGTATTTGGAGCACAATCTAATCCAGATAGAGCATTACTTTTTCATGTAATGACTGATGATGGTTTGGTTAGAAGTAGAGTTCCAATTAATATGTTATGTCACAAAGAAAATACTCCCAATATTCAATTAGATTATTTACAATTATGGGATTGTTTTTCTATAAATTGCACAAATATTGTTTATGATTATTTAAAAGGTGCAAGAGCAAAAATAATTTTAAAAGATAAAAAAGAACTTTGGGGCAATTACATGATGACATTTGATTGGTATGATAATTCATATAGTGATGAACCAACACAATACAAATGTTTACATATGTTTGAATTGGATAATGGTTGTTACACTTTACAACCAAATAATAGAATATATTGGAAACACATGTCTTTTGTTACAAAACCATTTCCACAAAATCCTGATTATAAAGTTGATCATAAAAATTTTAGATGTGAAGGAACAAGTGATAGATGGGTAATTGAAGGTGAAGATGATAGTTATTATTATGATTTAAAAGAGGAAGAAGATGGGCGGTAAACATTCAGCAGGTAAAGGTGATACATATAGACCCGTAGATTGGGAACAATATTCAAAAAATTGGGATGATATTTTTGGAAAAAAGAAAGGTAAATTAAAAAATGAGCAATGTACAACTAATCGGAATGGTAAGCGGAGAACAAATAATCGCAAAGATCGAACTAATTGAAAATGTATATTCAATTAAAAATCCAGCAATTATTGTTCCAGTTGGTAAGGGAGAACTTGCATTAGCACCTTGGTTGCCGTATACTACGGTAGATCAAACAGGAGTTACGATCAATAAGGAGCGTGTTCTTTTTGTTCTTACTCCACAACCAGAACTAGCAAATAATTACAATGAAAATTTTGGTAGTGGTCTAATCATTCCAGATAAGACAGTATCAGCACCAAAGTTGTCATTAGTTGAATGACATCATGCGCTCGTAGCTCAGTTGGATAGAGCAGATGCCTTCTAAGCATCAGGTCGCAGGTTCGAATCTTGCCGAGCGCGTTTAAGGAGTTTATTATGGAAAATATGGATATATTGGAAAGACTTAAAGTTGATATTGAGATGTTAAGTATGAGTCCTGATGAAAATGAAAGACTCATTTCTACCACATTGCAAATGGCTTTTAATGAAATTCAGCATCTTAGAAAGAAAAATTCAGATAGCGATTATCTTTCTTCTTATTTTACTGACTGGCATGATAAAAAGAATGTTAAGAAAAATGCAATCACCAATATTGATGTTGGAGAGATTTGATAATGTCTGTTTTGGATGAATTAATTTCTGAAGCATATCCAATTTGCTTAAGGATGAATCGTCAAAAGAAGCATGTTTCTTTTGTGTTGCATAAGAATCGTGTTGTTTCTGTTGGTAGAAATGTTTTTAAGACGCATCCTCTTGCAAAAGAATATGGATATCAGTTTAATGAAATGCATTCTGAACTTGATGCATTCCGTAAAATTCCATACAATTTTCGTAGTAAGAAGTTGACTCTTGTAAATGTTAGGTATAATAAGTTTGGGAAACTACGAATGTCAAAACCATGTGAGCATTGTGCTCCTTGGTGTAGAGAAGTTTTTCATGAAATTTATTACACGACTGATGATGGTGTCGTGAGATTGGACTTTTAATGTTTAGACTTTTTATTGATATTGCAATTCCTGGTACTGAAGTCGAAGCACTTAAGACTGCACAGGAAATTTTAAATTATTGTTTTGATAATCATATTTCAATTGAAAAGTTACAGAATATGAATATTGATACTATAAATTTTAGACTTGGACATGATCAAGATCGTCAGAAGTCTAATTATTTTATGAAGAATGATAATGGTCATGTTAACAATAAGAAGTCAAGAATTGTTGTGAAAACTTCTCAAGATACTCTTGACTCTGAAGAAAACTAAGGTATATTACTGACATGGGATACACGCTTCGGGTGGAGCAGGGTCGCTTATAACGACCTACCGCAGAGTTCGAGTCTCTGGTATCCTACTATGAGTGAAACGCGAAACATCATTGATCATTATCATTACTGGAAGCATGAAGCAATTCTTTCAGACCTAGATAAGCGAAGGCATAATTTTACTGTACTTTGCAGTAATCTTTATAATGATTTTAATATTGCTACGGTGATTCGTAATGCGAATGCCTTTTTAGCAAAAGAGGTAATCCTTTATGGTAGCAAGCAATATGATCGTCGCGGCACAGTGGGAACTCACAATTATAGTCGTTTTGTACATTGTCGTGATGAGCAAGCACTTGAAAAGAAAATAATTCAACTTGCAAATGAGCATGAGCATCTTCGAATTGTTGGTATTGATAATGTTCGTAATGCTCGCCCAATTGAAGAATATTGTTGGGCACCGGGTGAACATGTGTTGATGGTTTTTGGTCAAGAACAAGTTGGAATTCCTCCAGAACTTCTTGACAGGTGTGATGATCTCGTTTATATTACTCAATATGGTTCTGTTAGAAGTTTGAATGTTGGTTGTGCTTCTTCTATTGCAATGTATGATTATTGCAGTAAGATTGAAGCAGGTGTTTTGGCCCCATAGATTAACTGGCTAAATCCTCGCCCTTTCAAGGCGATGACTACGGGTTCGAGTCCCGTTGGGGTCACTAATTAAATATAAATAATTGTAAATGCATTACAAAACTGTTTTTATTTCGGATTTACATATTGCTTCTAAAAAAAGCAAAGCAGATAGAATTAATAATTTTTTAAAAGAAAACGAATTTGATCAAATATATCTTGTTGGTGATATAATTGATATATGGAGATTCAAACAAGCGTTTTCCTTCAGTCATGATAAGCAATCTTCTCATGTAGAAGTAATTGAAAGACTTTTACGACACTCTCGTAAAGGAACTAAAATACATTATATAATTGGTAATCATGATGAGTTTTTAAGTAAATTTAAAAATCACAATATTTTTGGAAATATTGATATGCACGATACCATAGAACATGTAACCTGTTCTGGTAAAAAATTCATTGTGATGCATGGACATCAATTTGATTTTATTGCAAAATTTACATTTTCTCCAATTTTATACAAATTAGGAGATATTGGTTATGATGTAATGATGGATTTAAATGATGTGTTAAACTGGGTACGAAGAATATTAGGAATGAAATATTGGTCACTATCCAAACACATAAAAATTAAATTTAAAAAAGCATCACAATTTTTGGATACATTTGAAAGTATAATTGTCAAATATTGCAAACAACATAAGTACGATGGTATGATTTGTGGTCATATACATGATCCTAAAATAAAAGAAATAGATAACATTGTATATGCTAATACTGGCTGTTGGACAGAAAAAGAAAACTGTTCTTTTATTTACGAAGATGAATATGGAAATCTTAAATTAGAATATTATGAAAAACCAAAACGACTTGGTATCTGATCTTGCTTTATTTGCTTGTTTAGCAGTATTATTTCCATTTGTACTTATGGATGTTATTCGTCAAAATTGGTTTAAGAAGCCGATGAAATCTTGTATGAAATGTTCAAGTAGTTCTTGCGTTTCATCAAAAACATAGTATAATTAGCATATACTTTAAAGGAAAATAATTATGGGATTTACATCTACATTTTACGGTCAAGGTCAATTTCCATATACTGCCTCATATGAGGGATCTACTTATACAACACAGGCATATACCCATCCACCTGAGTATAAGTCTGCACTTTCAATGACCACTGAATTTGGAAGTTCAATTCAAGGTAATACTGTTCCACTTGCAGAATATGGTAGTACTATGTTTACTGGAGAAGCAGTTGGTCTTTGGATTTATAGATTATATTTTGATGGTCAGTTGGTCGGTACATATCAAATGTCTGATCAACAATTTTCATTTCCTGTAACATTTGATCGTGTTGAAGGTTTCTGTATGGGTGTACCACTCACTCCTGCTATCCCATATCCGGGTACTCCTGAATCAGAAGATACACCAGTTCCTGCACCTGCATCTTTTATTCTGATTGTGTGTGCAGGAATTGCTGCACTGTTTGGAAAAAGAAATAAATGAAAGTAGGATCACTATTTGCAGGTATTGGTGGTTTTGATCTCGGTTTTGAACGAGCAGGATTTGAACTTGCTTGGTCAGTCGAGATTGATCCACATTGTAGAAAAGTTTTACAAAAGCATTTTCCAAATGCTAAAATTTATTCAGATATCAAACAAGTAAAGGTTGAAGAACTTGAAAAGGTTGATATCATCTGTGGTGGATTTCCATGTCAGGATCTTTCCGTCGCAGGTAAGCGTAAAGGTCTTGCAGGAGAAAGGTCAGGATTATTCTATGAAGCAATGCGACTTGTACGGGGAATCAACCCCCAATATGTCATACTCGAAAATGTCCCCGGATTGCTGTCGAGCAATAAAGGAAGGGATTTCGCAGTCCTCCTCGCTGAAATGGACCAAGGGTGGGATTGTCAGGAAATCGCATGGAGAATTCTTGACAGCCAATTCTTCGGAATTCCCCAAAGACGCAAGCGCATCTTTATTGTCGCAAGTTCTAGAGTCGGGGGTGCCGAGCAAGTATTGGCTCTCTCCGAAAGCATGTCAGGGAATTTTACGACGAGCAGAGAAAAGAGGAAAGACCTTGCCGCCAATTCTGGAGGAAACTCTCAAGAGACAAGTTGGTGGGACGGTGGACAACTCTCAGACACCTTGACTTCTTCTAGTTTGTTCCGTCAACAAGCAGAACCCGATAAGAGAAGAATGTCAGCAGTTATAGAACCTATTCCATATGATTTATTCCAAATTACTGCACCAATCAATCGACAAGCGAGAGTACCGGGTGATCCGTGCCACACTCTTGCTGCTTCTAATGCAGTCCATGCTGCTATGGTAATGGCAGTTCGTACAGCACAAACAGGAGCAAATGGTCATGGTGTTGCAGAAGAAGTTTCTCACACATTAGATCTTGCAAATGGTCAAGCAGTTGCTTATAATCTAACTATTCGAAGACTGACACCTTTGGAATGTGAAAGACTACAGGGATTTCCAGATAATTGGACAGATGGACAACCTGATACAACTCGTTACAAACAACTAGGAAATGCAGTTACCGTAAATGTAATTGAATGGTTAGCAAATAACCTGAAAGGAACAATATGAGTGGTAAAGTAATTTGGGATTATAGAATTATTATGGATGATACTGCTGGTGATTCATATGGTGTTTGGTATGCTATTCATGAAGTATATTATCTTGATGGTGTGCCAGTTGATCATACAGTAAGTCAATCAAGTGTTTATGGTGATAGTATTGAAGAGTTGAATAAGTCTTTAGTAAAGATGCGAGAAGCATTTAATCACCCTATCTTGAAGAAGTCTGATTTCCCACCAATGGACAATCATCGTCGTGAACATTGGATGAAAGTTAGAAAAATAGGAGAATCTCATGAAGGATAAGTTTGAACCAGATGCACTTGTTCGTAAGATCATTCTGGATGATTATGAAATTGAAAGTTTGCAAAAAGCATTGTATTTTTTGAAGGGTGTTGAACTTGCAACACCAAATTCACAATATACACACAGTATTATTTCAGAAGTAATTCAGAGTGTTGATTATGTTATTAGACAGTACTGGAACGCACCGCTGGCAACTGAACAAGACTTTAAGGATCGAAAAGCACGATATGAAGAACTTGATTTGATTCCTACAGATGAACTTCTGCGTGCTAGTCGTCAATATATGAATAGAATGAAGAAAGGAAACAAGAAATGATTGATAAGAAGCATGAACTCCGTCGTAGACGCAAGCGTAAGTATGAATCTCGCCGTCGTAGAAAGCAAGAGCAACTTCTAAATGCAAAGAAGGAAACTCTTCGTAAGTTAGATGCTATCGGTCGTTGTCCTGCATGGATTAAGACTGAAAAGGGAATCTAATGGTTAGCGTGTATGATGTAGTGGTAACATATCAGATTTCCATTCTGATCTCGTGAGTTCAAATCTCACTACACGCTTTATAAATAATCTTTGATATCGTTGATCTTCAATGAAAGACAATCAGGACAGGGGTTCGATTCCCCTCGGCTCCACTCGACGGGGCTGTACAGGCATTCGACTGGTGTTTAGTAAGGAAAAGGGAGATATTCGGGACAGGCAACAAGTCTCGTTAAAAAATAGTTGTAAACAATAATTGCTAACGAACTAGCAATGGCTGCCTGAGGCAGTGGGGAATGATTCACCCGCATCTGAACGAATCACGATTTGCAGTCAGAAATGATTGCAAATCATTTTGGAGGACTTTATGAATAATGAACAATTACTTGCAATGTGTGATGAATTAAAAAATATTAGAGTAAATATTGCTCATCAACTTTCTAGAATTTCTACAATTGAGAGAGTTGTAACAGATATTCTTTCTCCAAAGGAAGAAGTAAAAAATGAAGAACCTCAAAATTAAATTTTGCATTTTAATGTTTTGTTTACTTTCTGGATGTACTTTGAAGAAAGTATATTATCCAGCATATACTGGTTATGATATTTTTGGTAGACCTGTAACTGTTTATGATTATTATTATGTTGATTTGGATAATCCTGAAAGTGCTCGTCATGCAAATCCATATATTATTCAACAACCAGTAGTTGTTCAACAAACAGTCGTTGAACAACCAAAAGAAAATTGGGATTGTAACTGTAAGTGACTTGACTTTGATTTAGTTTGTGATACTATGTGTTTATGGGACGGTAGACCAATGGCAGAGTCGATAGACTTAAAATCTGTGTAGTGTGGGTTCGAGTCCCACCCGTCCTACTTAACTAAATAGATTACTGTTACTGGGCAAATAGCTCAATTGGGAGAGCACTGCCTTTGCAAGGCAGGGGTTGCGGGTTCGAGTCCCACTTTGTCCACTTGGTCGAATAGCTCAACGGCTAGAGCATCGCCTTTACACGGCGAGGGTTGCGGGTTCGAATCCCACTTTGACCACTTCGCGTCGATACCAAAGCGGCAACTGGGACAGACTGTAAATCTGTTGTCTTTAGACTCCGTAGGTTCGAGTCCTACTCGGCGCAC